ATGGCACAGAGGGTTTCCGGCGATGCCCCCTGGTGGGAAGAGCCGTTTCTCGAAGGGCTGCGCGAGCACGGGAACGTCTGTGCAGCCGCCCGGGTGGCAGGCGTCACCACCGGCGGGCCCTATACGCGCAGGAAGCAATGCGAGAGCTTTCGCACGGCATGGGAAGAGGCGTTGGCTCTGTTCACCCAGGGCGGGCGCAAGCCGGCGTTCGAGAGCACGGCCCGGCGCAAGCAGGACCAATGGCAGGCGGCGTTCCTGAACGCGCTGGTCGAAACGTCGAACATCACGGCTTCGGCCAACGAAGCGGGCGTCAAGCCGCGCGAGGTCTATCGGACGCGGCGCACCGACGCGCGCTTTGCGGCCGAGTGGCGCGCCGCCCTGTTCGAAGGCTATGCCAATCTGGAAATGGAGGTGCTCGGCTATCTTCGCGATCCGGCACCCGAACGGAAACTGGACGTGGCAGTCGCTCTGCGCCTGCTTTCGGCGCACAAGGAAACGGTGGCCAAGGAGCGGGCCCAACGGGCCAATGTCAGCGCCGCGCAGGTGCGCGAGGCGATCGAGCGAAAGGTCGACGAGCTACGCAAGAAGGTCGCCGGCCGCGAAATCTCTCCCGAATGAGCGGCAAACTGTCGCGCCCCGGTGTGTGGGCGCGCCTCAGCCCGATCGAGCGCGAGGCCTTCGTCCGTGGGCTGTCGCAGGAGGAACGCGATGCCTTCGTTACCGACTTCCGCAATTACGCGCATGACGGCCAGCTGCCGCTCGACGATGACTGGCACGTCTGGCTGATCATGGCGGGACGCGGCTTCGGCAAGACCCGTGCCGGTGCCGAATGGGTGCGCTTCATCGCCGAGAGACTGCCTGACGCGCGGATTGCGCTGGTGGCCGCGAGCCTCGGCGAAGCGCGCGCCGTCATGGTCGAGGGGGAGAGCGGCATCCTGGCCTGTTGCCCGATCGAATCCGCGCCGACCTTCGAACCGTCGCTGCGCCGGTTGAGCTGGCCAAACGGAGCGCAGGCCAGCCTGTATTCCGCCGCCGAGCCCGAATCCCTGCGCGGCCCGCAGCACAGCCACGCCTGGTGCGACGAAGTGGCCAAGTGGCCGCGCAGCCACGACCGGGCGACCCGGGCGTGGGACAATCTTGCGATGGGCCTCAGGCTCGGCAGCGACCCGCGTGTGGTCGCGACGACGACGCCGCGCGCGGTGCCACTCATGCGTCGTTTGCTCGATCCTGCGCAATTCGCGGGCCTGGCGCTGACGCGCGGCACGACACACGACAATGCGGAGAACCTGCCGGAGAAGTTCCTTTCCGCGATGGAGGCGCATTATGCAGCGACCACGCTGGGGCGGCAGGAACTGGGCGGCGAATTGCTCGAGGATATCGAGGGCGCGCTGTGGACGCGGGACCTGCTCGAAGCCTGCCGCGAGGAAAGTGCTGCCGAACCCGTGCTCCGCATTGTCGTCGGGGTCGACCCGCCCGCGAGCGAACGCGGCGATGCCTGCGGCATCGTGGTCTGCGGCCTCGGCGCAAGCGGGATCGGGCAGGTGCTCGCCGATTGCTCGGTCGAGCAGGCCAGCCCCGAGACATGGGCCCGCGCGGTGGCCGAGGCCGCTCGTGCCTGGCAGGCCGACCGCGTGGTGGCCGAAGCCAATCAGGGCGGCACGATGGTCGCCAGCGTATTGCGCGCGGCGGATATCTCGCTGCCCGTGAGGCTGGTCCACGCCAGCCGCGGCAAGACGGCCCGCGCGGAACCGGTCGCCGCGCTCTACGAGGCCGGGCGGGTGCGCCATGCGGGACTGTTCGCCAAGCTGGAAGACCAGCTCTGCGGGCTGCTGGCGGGCGGGGGCTACGAAGGCCCGGGCCGCTCGCCCGACCGCGCCGATGCGCTCGTGTGGGCGCTGAGCGAATTGATGCTGGGGAAGAAGGCGAGGCCGCGGGTGCGACAGATCTAGCGACCAGAGAAAGCACTGGCCCGGGTCAGGCCCGGGCCGACGAGTGACGGGATCAGCACTCCCTTCCGTCGCCCCGGACCTGATCCGGGGCTGGTGCTTCTCATCGTCAGAGAATCACGTCGTAAAGGTCATCCCAATCCGGGTTGGCCTTTTCGATCAGCGCGAATTTCCATTCGCGGCGCCAGCGTTTTAGGCGCTTCTCATGGGCGATGCAGTCATCGATCGTGTCGCCGCGCTCCGCCCAGACCAGCCGGGTTAGGCCGCGACGCGCGCAATAGTCGGAACCGGTGCCCTCGCGATGCTGGGTGACGGGCGGCCAGCGCGCTCGTCACGCCGACATAGAGTGCGCCGCGATAGCGGTTGGACATGATGTAAACCCAGCCGCCAAGTCGTTCACGATTCATGATGCTTTTTGAAAAGGCAGCACCGGCCCGGGTCAAGCCCGGGCTGACGAATGGAAGACCAGGTTCCTGAATTCCGGTCGTCCCGGACCCGATCCAAAGCAGTGCTTCCTACCGACACTTCAGCCGGAGAAATCAATGTCCTTCCTCACCAGTCTCGTCTCCGCCTTCAAGGGCGGGGGCGGATCGCGCGTGCCGGTGGCGCGCGGCTTCGTCAGTCCTTGGGCGACCGGCTTCGACGGCGGCCCGCTGCAGCGCGCGCCGTTCGACTACAGCCGCGAGGTGGCCGAGGCCTATCTCGCCAATCCGGTGGCGCAGCGCAGCGTGCGGATCGTGGCCGAGGGGGTCGGCGGCGCGCCGCTCGCCTGCGCCGACGAGCGGCTGGCGGCTCTGCTCGCCTGTTCCTGCGGGGCGCAGCCGCTGCTCGAGGTGCTCGCCGCGCAGCTGAGCCTCCACGGCAATGCCTATGTCCAGCTGGTCAAGGATGGCGCGGGCGTGCCGGTCGAGCTGTTCCCGCTGCGGCCAGAGCGCGTGCAGGTGGTGGCTGGCGAGGATGGCTGGCCGCTCGCCTATCGCTACATTCTCGCCGACCGCACGCTGACGATCCCGCTCGCGGACGAGGAGGGCTGGCCGAACATCGTCCACCTCAAGGGCTTCCACCCGAGTGACGACCACTATGGCGCGGGCTGTCTCGCCGCCGCCGCGCCGGCGGTGACGATCCACAATGCCGCCAGCGAATGGAATCGCGCGCTGCTCGCCAATGCCGCGCGGCCGAGCGGCGCGCTGGTCTATGACGGAGGCGATGCGGGCGGGTTGAGCGCCGACCAGTTCGAGCGGCTCAAATCCGAACTCGCCAGCGCTTTCCAGGGTCACGCCAATGCCGGGCGGCCGCTGCTGCTCGAGGGCGGGCTCGACTGGAAGGCGATGAGCCTGAGCCCCGCCGACATGGATTTTGCCACGCTCAAGGCCGCTGCGGCGCGCGACATCGCGCTCGCCTTCGGCGTGCCGCCGATGCTGCTCGGCCTGCCCGGCGACAACACCTATGCCAATTACCGCGAGGCCAACCGCGCGCTGTGGCGGCTGACGCTGCTGCCGCTGGCGGGCAAGATCCTCGACGGGCTGCAGGCGGGACTGAGCGACTGGTTCGCCGAGGGCGCGAGCGTCGATCTCGATCGCGTCCCCGCGCTCGCCGAGGACCGCGAGCGGCTGTGGGCGCAGGTCAGCGGCGCGGATTTCCTCAGCGCGGAAGAGAAACGCGCGCTGCTCGGATTAGAACGGCCATAGGGGCGGCCTTTCGCCCCGGCCGCGTTGCTGCGTGAAACTGCATTCGCCCTCGTCGAAATTCCACACGCCGCCGCGATCGAGGCAAGTGTCGAACGCGAAGAACCCGCTCCAGACGAGATAGGCGAAATAGAGTCCGGCGAGCGCGACGAGGCCGAGCCATACTTTTGCACCCGTGCCGGGCCGCAGGCCTGTTCGCATCGTCTCCTTGCCATCCATTTCCCGACAATAGCCGAGATCCATCCATGACACGAGAAGACATGCTCGCGCGGCTGATCGCGCAGGCGAACCACGAAGGCGGCGAGCTGATTACCTTGCGCGCCATCGTCGAGGAGGCGAGCGAGCTGGGCGCGAACCGCGTGCTCGAGAGCCTCGGCCTCGCCGACGCCTCGGCGCAGGAGGATCTCGGCGAGTTGCGCCAGCTGCTCTCGGCCTGGCGCGACGCCAAGGCCAGCGCGTGGAAGGCGGCGATCGCCTGGGTCGTGCGCGGCTGCCTCGCGCTGCTGCTGATCGGCATCGCCGTGCGGCTCGGGCTCGGGGGTCTGCTCCAGTGACGCTGCGCATCGCCGGCTATGCCGCGCTGTTCGACCGCGCCGACGGCGCGCGCGACACGATCCGTCCCGGCGCCTTCGCGCACACGCTGTCCGAGAGGCGGGGCCCCTACCCGCTCTACTGGCAGCACCGCCCCGAACAGCGCATCGGCTGGGTCGAATGCGCGGGCGAGGACGAGCGCGGCCTTCGCATCGTCGCGCAGATCGACAATCCTGACGGTCGCGCCGCCCACCTGCTGCGCCAGCGCGCGGTGAGCGGGCTCAGCTTCGGCTATCGCGCGCGGAGCTTTCGCCGCACTCCGCAAGGTCGCGAACTGGCCGAGATCGAATTGTTCGAGGTCAGCGTCGTCACCCATCCGCTGCAGGATCAGGCGCGTATTCATTACCTCCAGACCTGACCCGTCATTGCGAGCGTAGCGAAGCAATCCAGCTCCGCGCCGGCTGGATTGCCTCGTCGCCTGCGGCTCTTCGCAATGACCGGCATCCGAAGTTTCCCCTCGCCGCCTTCCGGGCGGCTTTTTTGTGCCCCGTGAAGAAAGAGGACCATCCATGGACAGTGCCACAACCGCCCCCGCCGACCAGGCCGAAGCGAGCTTCGATATCGTCGCCCGCCAGGACAGGACCGAGGCCGATGTCGCCGCGCTGCGCAGCGATGTCGACGAAGTGAAGGCCCACGTCGACAAGATCGGCCGCGCCGCCGCGCGCCCCGCTATCGGTCCCGCCGAAGAGAGCGCCCCCGAAGTGAAGGGCTTCGTCGACGGCTACCTGCGCCGCGGCTCGACGCTCGAAATGAAGTCGATCACGGCCACCGTGCCCGCCGACGGCGGCTATGCCGTGCCGCGCCAGATCGACGCGCTGATCGCCCGCGAGCTGGGCGAGATCAGCCCGATCCGCGCCCTCGCGCAGGTCGTCCAGACGGGCAGCGCGGGCTATCGCAAGCTCGTCACCACCGGCGGCACCGCCTCGGGCTGGGTCAGCGAGACCGCCGCGCGGCCCGAGACCGACACGCCAGAATTCGCCGAGATCGCCCCGCCGACCGGCGAGCTCTACGCCAACCCCGCCGCGAGCCAGGCAATGCTCGACGATGCCGGATTCGACCTCGAGAACTGGCTCGCCAGCGAGATCGCAATCGAGTTCGCCCGCGCCGAGGGAGCCGCCTTCGTCCACGGCAACGGCGCCGACCAGCCGCTCGGCTTCCTTTCCTCGCCGGCGAGCACAAACGAGGATGGTGCCCGCACTTTCGGGACGCTGCAGTATATCGGATCGGGCGATGCCGACGGCTTCGACGCCGAACCCGATGCGCGGCTGATCGACCTCGTCCACACGCTCAAGGCCGGACACCGCCAGGGCGCGAGCTTCGTGATGAATTCTGCGACGCTCGCCGAGGTGCGCAAGCTGAAGACCGCCGACGGAGCCTTCCTGTGGCAGCCGGGCCTCGTCGAGGGGCAGCCCGATCGCCTGCTCGGCTATCCGGTGATCGAGGCCGAGGACATGCCCGACGTGGCTGCGGGCGCCTTCCCGATCGCCTTCGGCAATTTCCGCCACGGCTATCTGATCGCCGAACGCACCGCGACGCAGGTGCTGCGCGATCCCTTCACCAACAAGCCCTTCGTCCACTTCTACGCCACCAAGCGGGTCGGCGGGCAGGTCCTCGATTCGAACGCGATCAAGCTGCTCAAGATCGAAGTGTAAGAGTTTTGTTTGGCCTCAAGCGCCGGCGTTCGCGTCCGCTCACTTGGCTATCCTCGCTCACGCGACCTGGCGGTCGCATCGCTGCGGGCGGCCGGTCGGCCTTGCCTCGCCTGCGGCTCGGAACTTTCGCCATATGTTGGCTCGGTTTCCGGCCGCTTCAGCGGACGGCAAGCGCGACCGCGCGCCCGAGCCAATGCGAGGCAGCCAAGGAGCGCGGATGCGCTCCGCCCGGCGCTTGAGGGCGCCAAACAAAAACGCCCGCGCCGTGCCCCCTTCGGCGCGGGGACCCTTTTCCTGACAATCGAGACATCCCTCCATGCCCCCAGACCTCTCGGGCCAGCCGCTCGACGACCTCAAGCAATGGCTGGCGATCACCACGCCGGGCGAAGACGCGCTGCTCCTCCGCCTGCTCGACACCGCCTGGCAGCTGTGCCTGCGCTTCACCGGGCTCGCCGCGGCCGATTGGAGCGATCTCGACGAGGCGCTGCGCCACGGCATCATCCGGTTCGCCGCGCACCAGTATCGCGAGCGTGAGGAAGGCGCGGCTGCGCTGCCTGCGACCATCGCCGCGCTCTGGCGGCCTCACCGCATGGTGCGGCTGTGAGTTTCGCCGCCCTCGCCGAGCGGCTCGCGCGCCGCGCCGCCACGCTCGCCGCCGCGCGCAGCGAGAGCCGCATCCGCGCACGCCGCCGCGACGGCAGCCAGTGGCGCCGCGCCGGCCTGCTGTGGCCCCTCTTCGCAAGGGAAGCAGACTAGATGGAAAGCGCCTTCCGCAGCACGCTCCTCGCCTGGGTGCGCGCCGACCCCATCCTCGCCGACCAGGTCAATTCCATCGATGAGGAAGGACCCGCCGCCGCCAGCCCGCCGCGCATCGCGATCGTCGCCAGCGCGAGCGCCGACTGGTCGAGCAAGAGCCATGCAGGCCGCGAGATCCGCCTTGCGCTCGAACTGGTCGGGCGCGGCGACGATCCGGCCGAAACGGGCGTGCTCGCCGCCCGCATCGAACAGCGCCTCGCCACGCTGGCCCCGCAGCAGGCGGGCTATCGCGTGGTCGTCACCCAGTTCCTGCGCAGCCGCGTCGAGCGCCGCTCACGCAGCATGCGCGCCGTGCTGCTCGAATATCGCTTCCTACTCGTCGAAACGGAGTAACCCGACATGACAGCCCAGAAAGGTGCCGCCTTCCTCCTCAAGATCGGCGACGGCGGCTCGCCCGTGACCTACGAAACCGTTGCCGGCCTGCGCACGACGCAGATGAGCGTCAATGGCGACACCGTGGTCGTCACCCACAAGGGCAGCGGCGGCTGGCGCGAACTGCTCTCGGGCGCCGGGACGCGTTCGGTCTCGGTATCCGCGAGCGGCATCTTCCTCGGCTCCGACGCCGAAAGCGCGGTGCGCAGCCATGCGCTCGCGGGAACGCTCGAGGACTACCAACTGAGCTTCGAGGACGGCGCAAAGATGCGCGGGCGCTTTCTCGTCCAGCGGCTCGACTATGCCGGCGATTTCAACGGCGAGCGGACCTATGCGCTCCAGCTCGAAAGCTCGGGCGCGGTGGTGCCCTCGTGAACGGCGCCCAAGCAGCCGCAGGCGGTAGCGCGAGTCAAAGGTCGAGCAACGCGGTTCGTGGTGAAACCTCGCTTGCCATCGCGGGCATGCCGTATCTCCTGCGCCCCACCTTCGATGCGCTGGTGCGCGCCGAGGAGGAACTCGGCCCGCTCTTCGCGCTGGTCGAGCGCGCGGGCGAGGGACGATTGCGCCTGGCCGAGATCGCCGCGCTGTTCTGGCACTGCCTCGCCGAACCCGGCGAACTGACGCGCGAGACGGTCGGACAGGCGGTGCTCGATCAGGGCCTCGCCGCAGCGGCGAAGCCGCTCCGCGCCCTGCTCGGCGAGATCCTGAAGGGCTCGGGATGAACGAGCGCTTCGCGGCGTCCGCCCTGCGGCTCGCCGCACTCGCTGCCCGGCACCTCGGCTGGACCCCGCACAGCTTCTGGAATGCAACCCCTTCCGAACTCGCCGCGTGCCTCGCCCCGCCGGACCCCGGCGAAACCCCGCCCACGCGCGCCGAGATCGCCGCGCTGATCGAGAGAGATGCCCATGGATGACGCCATCGACGAACTGGTGGTGGCGGTTCGCGCCGACACACAGGCCTTCGCGGCCGACATGCACGCCATGCGGAGCACATTCGACACGACGCTGATCGACGGCTTCGAGAACGCGGGGCGGGTGCTCGAACGCGGTCTGCTGTCGGCGATCCGCAAGGGCAGCCTCGGCTTCGACGATTTGAAACGCGTCGCCAGCAGCGTGCTCGACCAGATCGCCGGCCGGGCACTCCAGCTCGGGCTCGACCGCCTGTTCGGCGGCTCGGGTAGCGGCGGGCTCGGCGGACTTCTGGGCGGTGCGATCGGCGCGCTGTTCGGCCTGCCCGGCCGTGCGACCGGCGGGACGGTGGCGCCGGAGCGCCCCTATCTGGTCGGCGAGCGCGGCCCCGAACTCTTCGTCCCGACCAGCGCAGGCCGGATCGAACCCAGCCACGGCGGCGCCCGCGCAAGCTCCGACGTGCGCGTCGCGATCCATCTCTCGGCCCCGCGCGGCACCGCTGCGCCGGTCGCGCTGCAGCGCTCCTCGCGCCAGGTCGCGAGCGCGGTGCGCCGGGCCTTGTCGACCTGATCCTCCCCCGCCGGGGGAGGCTACACAAAGGAACACCTCATGGCTTTCTGGCTCGCAAAGACGCGAAACGGGCAGCATTGCGACCATATCCAACGCTTCGACCCGCGATTCTGGACGGTCAATTTTCCCCGCCCGATGATGGCGAGCGTGGTGACCACCGCACCCGATGCGCTGCGCGTCGATTGCGAATTCTTTCACGAGGGTGAGCTTGCCGGACTGATCTGGGAGAGCGAGGACGGGCTCGACCATCCGCTGCTCGCCTATGCGACGCAGCGCGACTACGCCCGCTGCGTGCTGCGCTTCCGCTGGCGCAGCGGCGGGGTGCTGGCGCTCGACGTGCCGCATGGGCCGACGCTGACGATCGAGGGGCGCGACGCGGCGGGCATCGAGCGCGCCTGGTACGTCCGGCTATGGAACTATGCCAGCGGCTCGCCCACCGATGCGCTGATCGAGCTGCCCTTCTCCGCGCTCCAGTCGGGTTACGGCCTGCCCGGCGAGCCGGTCCACCCGTTGGACATCGACCGCATGTTCATCAGCCTGGTGCCCAATGGCTATGTCGAGGGCAGCACGGTGCGGCTGCCCGCGCGGGTCGATGGATGGGCCGAAATGAGCGCGATTTCCTGCGATGGCGAGAATGCCGTGCTCGAGATCGGCGACGTGCTGATCCCCGTGCATGGCGAGCAGATCGCCACCGCCTATGACGACTGTTTCAACCAGACGCCGGCGCGGTTGCTGCGCACGATCGAGGGGCTCGGCTATCGAAGGCGCGTGGTCCATTATGTCGGGATGAGCCACTATTTCCGGCTGGCCGATTTCAGCGGCGAGCTGCTGGTGAGCTTCGGAGCAACGCTGTGCACCCCGGCCGAACGCTGGCACGCGGACTATTTCGCGCGCGCCGTGGCTGCGGGCTTCGCCCCCATCGTTTCGCTCTCCTTCGAACTGCTCGCCGAACACTGTCCGAGCTGGTGGAAGCAGAAGGCCTGGGACGGCAGCGAAGGCCTGACCGGCTGGGACCCTCCCTCGGCCCTGCTCACCCCGGCCCATCCGGCGGCGATGGGTTACCTCCAGACGATCGCAGTACGCTTCGTGGACCTGCTCGAAGCGGCGGGCGGCAAGGCGCTGTTCCAGATCGGCGAACCCTGGTGGTGGGTTCAGCCCGACACGGGGGCGCCGTGTCTCTACGACGGCAAGGCGAAGGCGGCCTTCGGCGGCTCTCCCCCGGTGATCGCCGATTTGCGCCAGCCGCTCGATGCGAGCCGGACGGCCCTGCTCGACCAGGCCGGCGCGCTGCTCGCGCAGGCCACCGCCGGTCTCGCGCAGGCGGTTCGGGCCGCCGCCGCGGGCGAAGCGGAAATCATGCTGCTGACTTTCCCGCCGACGGTGCTCGACCCGGCGATGCCCGAAGCCTGGCGCGCCAACATGCCGGTCGGCTGGCATCATCCTGCCTTCGACCGGCTCCAGCTGGAAGATTACGACTGGCTCACCGCCGGAGCCGATGCCGCGCGCCGGGCAGCCTATGCGCGAATCGAGGACCACCTCGGCTATCCCGCCGCGGCGACCGACTATTTCGCGGGCTTCGTACTCGCCCGGGCGGATGCGGACAGGCTCTGGCCGTGGATCGATACCGCGCTCGACGAAGCGCGGGCGCGCGGTCTGGCCCAACGCTTCGTCTGGGCCCTGCCCCAGGTCGCTCGCGACGGATACACCCGCCTGCCCCCCGGAGACCACGCCATGATCCCCTTCGACGATGTCGCCTATCCGCTCGCGCTCGGCCGCGATGCCGCGGTCAGCCCCGAATTCTCGACCTCGGTCGCGGTGACCGCCTCGGGCTACGAGCACCGCAATGCCCTGTGGTCCGATGCGCGCATGCGTTACGATGTCGGGCCGGGAATCCGCTCGGAGGCCGAACTCGGCACGCTGATCGCCTTCTTCCGCGCGCGCTACGGCCCGGCGCGCGGCTTTCGCCTGCGCGACCCCTTCGATTTCAGCTCGGGCGGCATGACCTGCCCCCCCGCCGCGACCGACCAGCGCCTCGGCACGGGCGACGGCGCGACGAGCCGCTTCCGGCTGGTCAAGCATTACGGCGAACAGCAGCGCGTGATCACCCGTCCCGAGGTGGCCAGCCTCGTGGTGGCGGTCGACGGTACGGCGGCGACAGGGTGGAGCTATGAAACGGGCGGCTGGATCGCGTTCGATGCCGCGCCCGCCGAGGGTGCCGACATCACCGCCGGCTTCCTGTTCGACGTGCCGGTGCGCTTCGCGGAGGACCGGCTCGAGATTTCGGGCCTGTCCTTCGCCGCGGGCGAGGCGCCCTCGGTGCCGCTGATCGAGCTGCGCGAGGCGGCATGAGCCGGACCTTCTTCGCCGCAGAACTCGACACCGCCGCGAGCTGGTGGCGCATCCACCGCCGCGACGGGGTGACGCTGGGCTTTACCACGCATGACCGCGACCTGTGGTTCGACGGCGTGCTCCATCGCGCCGCGCCGGGCATGCTGCCGTCTGCGATCCGCCGGACGAGCGGCTTCGAGGACGATCCGGGCGACGTCGAGGGCGCGCTCAGCCACGATGCGGTGCGCGCCGAGGACTTGGCGGCGGGGCGCTTCGATGGTGCGCGCATCGAAAGCGGGATCGTCGACTGGGAGACGCTTGATCGCGCGACGCTCTACAGCGGCACCATCGCGGGACTGCATCAGGAGGGCAGCGGCTTTCGCGCCGAGCTCGCCTCGGCCAAGGCACGGCTGGCACAGGATCCCATTCCGTTGTCGAGCCCCACGTGCCGCGCGCATTTCTGCGGGCCGGGATGCGGGCTCAGCTCGGCGGCGCATAGTGCCCGCGCGCGTGTCGTGGCCGTGGCCACCGACGCCGGAAGGGTGACGCTCGACCTCGCCGACGCCGCGCCCTATCGCTACGGCGAATTGCGCTGGCTCGACGGTCCCGCGACGGGTCTGGCGGCGCGGATTCTAGACACCGATGGCAGCGTGCTGACGCTCGCGGGCCGGCTCGATCCCGCACTGGGCGAGGGCCTGCGCGTGCGGCTCCGCGAAGGCTGCGATCGCACCATCGCCACCTGCACCGCGCGCTTCGGCAATGCGGTGAATTTCCGCGGCGAGCCCTTCCTCCCGGGCAACGACATGCTCGCGCATTACCCGATGCCGCGATGAGCCCGGCCGTCGCGGAAACCTTCGCGCGGGGTGCCGAGGCGCTGGTCGGCACGCGCTTCCGGCTCCACGGGCGCGATCCCGCGACCGGGCTCGACTGCGTCGGGCTGGTCGGCGCCGCGCTGGCCACCTGCGGGCGGCGGACCCACCAGCCGCAGGGCTACCGCCTGCGCAATGACTGCATCCAGGGCTGGATGGGATTTGCCGAGATCAATGGACTGCGTCGCTGCACCGGCGCGGTCCGGCGCGGCGATGTGATCCTGACCCGGCCCGGCCCCGCGCAGCACCACCTGTTCGTCGCGCTCGGCGCGGGCCGCTTCGTCCATGCCCATGCCGGGCTGCGTCGCGTGGTCACGCAGGCGCTCACCCTCCCCCAACCGCCGCCCGCACACTGGCGGCTCGACCCAGCTCCGGAGCATCTATGGCAACGCTAGTCCTCGGCGCGCTCGGCACGCTGGTCGGCGGACCGCTGGGCGGCGCGCTCGGCGCGACGCTCGGCCGCAGTCTCGACGCCATGATCATCGGCAGCCCCAGCCGCGAGGGGCCGCGCCTGAAGGAGCTCGCGGTGAGCACCTCGAGCTACGGCCAGCCGATCCCCGCGCTCTATGGCAAGACCCGCGTGGCGGGGACGGTGATCTGGGCGACCGATCTCGAGGAACGGCGCGAGACCAGCGGCGGCGGCAAGGGCAAGCCCAAGACCACCAGCTACAGCTACAGCGTCTCGCTCGCCGTGGCGCTTTCGAGCCGTCCGATCGATGCGGTCGGGCGGATCTGGGCCGACGGGAACCTGCTGCGGGGGCGGGCCGGCGATCTCAAGACGGGCGGGACCTTCCGCTGCCATACCGGCCATGCCGACCAGCAACCCGACCCATTGATGGCCGCGGCGATAGGATCGCAATGCCCCGCGCATCGCGGCTGCGCCTATGTCGTGTTCGAGGATCTCGCGCTGGAGGATTTCGGCAACCGCATCCCCGCGCTCAGCTTCGAGGTCTTCGCGAGTCCCGCGAACAGGCTGGTCCAGGAGATCGCCGCGCTTGGCGCGACCGGCAGCAGCAACGCCGCTTTTCCCGAACTCGCGGGCTTCATCCACGAAGGCGGGAGCCCGGCGCAAGTGCTCGCGCTGGTCGACCGGCTGCGACCGCTCGCGGTCACCGAACCGGACGGCTCAGCCAGGATCGACGGCATTGCAGCACCCAGCGGCGACATCCCGCTGCTGCCTTCGCCGTCGGCCTGGGAGGAAGGCGAATTC